TGGCGCAGGCGATTTCTTCGGGCTCCTCTGACGTTCTGAGCAGCTCTTTCATAAGAGGATCTGCTTCGGCTCCCGACCCGGTGAGCGGCGGCGAAACGGTGATGTTCGCGGCGGGTTCAACCTTGGTCTCCGCTTCACTTGAATTTCCTTCAATGAACTTAAGATCAAATTCGACTGAAGGTAATCTTGCTTCTCCAAAAGATGCTTATTTTGGAGTTGATACCACGAGAGCAAGCAGCACACGCTTCGATGAATCTTATGCTGATATGGTTAGAGCGTTCCCAGCAGATTTCGATGCGCGAGGAGACGCGAGCCAACCCGAACAAGAGTTATCTTTTATATTCACTCTTGAAGATTTAACAAGATATACTGGTTCCAATGCGGCGACGACGACCTCCGGGCTCGGGACGGCTTCAACAACAGATGCTTATTACTCCTCGGGTTCAAGAGCGCAAGGCAACTCTATTACTGTAACTGGCTCATCGGGTTCTTGGAACAATGTCTTATCCGACGGATTTGATTCTTTTACAGTTCCATTGCTAGGCGGGTTTGATGGCTTAGACATCACTGAAGCTGACCCATTTAGAAATACTGGATTGTCTAGTAAGACTGAAGTTAACAGTTATGCATTCAACTCTATCAAGAGAGGAATTGATTCTGTAGCGGATCCAGAAGTTGTGGAAATGAACCTTCTCACGGTGCCTGGTTTAACAAATACTGGTCTTACCGACCATGCTGTCAAAGTTTGTGAAACTCGCGCAGATGCTTTAGGTATTATTGACCTTGAAGGTGGTTATGTTCCTTCTTCTGAAAACACGGATTCTGCTGAGACTAGAAGAGGAAGTGTGTCCGTCGCAGTCACTAATGTAGAAAATAGAAACTTTAACACAAGTTATGGTTGCGCGTTTTATCCTTGGGTTCAGATTAGAGATGGCTCAACAGGCAAGACTGTTTGGGTTCCACCTTCTGTTGCTGCGATTGGAACCTTTTCCAGTTCGCAACGAAAATCAGAGCTTTGGTTTGCGCCAGCAGGATTTACTCGCGGTGGGCTCACAGAAGGTGCTGCTGGTCTAACAATCACGAATGTAACTGAAAAACTAACCTCTAAACAAAGAGACGATCTTTACGAAGTAAACATTAACCCAATTGCAAGCTTCCCATCGGAAGGGATTGTAATGTTTGGGCAAAAAACTCTACAAGCTACTCCAAGTGCGCTTGATAGAATCAATGTTCGAAGATTGATGATTTATGTGAAAAAGGAAGTTTCTAGAATTGCCTCTACTCTGTTGTTTGACCAAAACGTTGAATCAACTTGGGCTAGATTTTTGGGTCAAGCAGAACCATTCTTAGATAGTTTGGTTTCGCGATTAGGGTTAACTGATTATCGAGTAATTCTTGATGAGACAACAACTACACCGGATCTTATTGATAGAAACATTATGTATGCGAAGATTTTCTTGAAGCCTGCACGAGCAATCGAGTTTATTGCGCTAGATTTTGTTATCACAAGCACAGGCGCAGGATTTGAGGACTAAAAGGTAAAGTATAACTACTTATTCATAGGAGAAAAAAAGTATGGGATTTTGGCAAGATGGAAAGAATTTAAAACCTAAAAGAGCTTATCGGTTTACGATGATTGTGGCAGGACAAGGCAAAGATGCAAGCGGGCGGGACCTAAAAACTACTATTCCAGAGTTTTTAGTAAAAAAGGTTGATAAGCCCGGTTTTTCAATTTCTGAGAGTAATCACAGTTACTTAAACCACACTTTTTATTATCCCGGGCGGGTTACCTGGAATGATGTTACATTAACAATTGTTGATGTTGCTTCTGGTGATGTTGACGGTACACAGGCAGTTATGGATATGCTTGAAGCAGCCGGTTATCGTCTTCCACAAGTCGGAGAAAAAACAACTATCTCTAAATCGTCATCGATCAGTGCATTAGGTAAAATCGTCATTAACCAGATTGATGAAACGGGCACAGTAGTTGATACCTGGACCTTAAACAATTCTTGGATTAAAGATGCTAAATTTGGTTCTTTAGATTATACATCAGACGATATGATGAATGTTGATCTCACAATCAAATATGATAACGCAACGTTTAAGTCTGTCGGGGCGGGCGGCGTCATAAGACCAAGCAACGCTCCAGGGAACTAAATAGAAATAATAGAAAGGGGCGTAAATGCCTAGAAATAACGAGCGCCTGGGCGCTACTGAAGCTGCTAATTCAGCAAACACAATTCCACAAGAAAATACAAAAGGAATCTTAGACTTTGTTTTACCAACAGAGTTTGTTGATTTACCTACAAAGGGTAAGTTTTACCCTGAAGGGCATCCTTTACATAACGAAGAATCTGTTGAGATTCGTTATATGACTGCAAAAGACACGGATATTTTAACTTCTAAGTCTTTACTAAAAAAAGGTATTGCAGTTGATAGAATGATTCAAAACGTTCTTGTTAATAAAGACATAGATGTTGATGATCTTTATATAGGAGATAAAAATGCTATTCTCGTCGCTGCGAGGATAAATGGTTTTGGACCCGAATACAAAACAAAAGTTACTTGCCCTTCTTGTAATACATCTTCGGAACACTCTTTTGATTTAGGGGAATTAGAAAACTCTGAAGAAATTGAATTAGAAGAAGAGTATGAAATTTCTGAAGATGGGACATTCTTTGTAGACCTTCCGATTACAAAGCAAACAATAGAATGTCGTTTATTATCAGGAAAAGACGAAAAAGCAATCTTTAAGCGTTCCGAAAAACGAAAGAAAAAAAATCTTCTAGAGAATTCTTTAACAGATCAATATAAGATGTTTGTTGTTTCTGTTGGTGGAGTCACAGAAAGGGGGTTGGTTGAAGAGTTCATTGATGTTATGCCAGCAAGAGATTCATCTCATCTTAAATCAGTATATAACAAAGTTACACCTAATATTGATTTAAGCCATGATTTTTCTTGTAATGAATGCGATATAGAAACACGCATAAATGTCCCCTTTTCAGCCAACTTTTTTTGGCCTGAGTGAAGAATACTCTGAAAGTGTATATGAAGAATTCTTCATATTAAAGCATCACGGTGGGTGGGGCTTTACAGAAGCTTACAATCTTCCTATTGGGTTAAGACATTGGTTCGTAAAACGATTGCTTAAGCAATTTGAAGACGAAAAAGAGCATATGGACTCTGAAATGCGTAAAGCAAAAACGCGCAGCCCGAGACCATAAATAAACCCCACAATTTATCTATTTTTCTTACTATTTAGGTAAGAGGTAAACCAGTATGCAAGATCTGAATGAAGACAAAATTGTTGAAATTGTAATAGATTTATCGCCCGAGAATCGACTTGACGAGAGTTGGTTGAGGATGTTTGGATTCGGCGTCAAAGCAATTCTCAACGCGATGTTCGGAGGCTCACAAATACCAGTTCAAATTAAAGGTAATCGTGGAGATGTAGAAACTTTTGCTAGAGCTTTGGGGAAAGAAAAAAAATATATGGATTCTTTATCAAAATATGGTTTAGATAACCCACAAACTTTTAAAAACAAGTCTAAGCTTGATCGAGCTGTTAAAGAATTTACAAGAAAAACTGGTTTGAAGTGGCCTTTTAAATAAGTATTTTATTGGGTAATCTATAATGACTACAAAAGAAGAAAAAGAAAATACTCAAGAATTATTAAAAGTAGTCCGTGAAATACAGAAAAATAATGCCCAGAGACTCAAGGATGCGGAGGACCTTGTCGATATTGAAGAAAAATTATCAAAGATCAACACTGATCAAAACAATCTCCTCGACGCAAAGCAGCGATTGCTACAAGCTCAATTAGAGGTAGAAAAAGAAAATTTATTGCTCGCTAGGGATAACGTTGACGAATATAAACGGGCGGCAGGCGAAATTTCTAGAATTCAAAAAGAACAAGAAGATCTAAACGAATTACAACAAAGATATAATGATCAAATTCAAAGCGGACAGAACCTTGTTGTAAGTATTGGCAATGCATTAGGGCTTGCAGCAAGCGAACAACAAAC